ATTCGATATTAAACTCGAATTTACTGAACATGTATCTGGTGATTACAAGGCTGCTACGGATAAATTGAATATTGGTTTAACAAAATTAATATTCGAAGAGTTCTTAGAAGCTTTGAATGTCCCTATGGAAGATCGTGATGTTTATAGAGAAGTGCTTTATGCACAACGCCTATTTTATCCTAAAACCCAGTCGGAATTCTTGGCCAACCACCCTGAAACAAGTAAGTATAACGTCCCTGGTATCGGGGTTACATCGTGTGGAAATAAATTTGAAGCCTTCACAGTCATTCAACAGAATGGCCAATTGATGGGTTCAATTTTATCTTTTCCAGTACTATGTATTGCTAACCTTATTTGTTACAAGTGTGCTTTGGATGAATATATTAATCTCAACAGAAAGAAGGGTCAGCCTAAAAGACATGTTAATGTCTTCGACTTACCTGTTTTGGTTAACGGTGATGACATATACTTTAGATCAAATCCTATATTTTATAAGATTTGGATGAAGTATATTGAAATTGCCGGTTTCCAACTTTCAGTTGGGAAAAATTATGTTCACAAGAAGATCTTCACTATTAATTCACAGTGTTTTACTTACATCGAGTCTACTGATACGATTCGTGAAACTACTTTCTTGAACGTTGGCCTACTTATCGGCCAATCCAAGTCTGGTATTGTTGGGGAGAAACTCCCCACCTGGGATCTATATAATAAGGTCACCTCTGGTGCCTATAATAAAGTCCAGGCTCACAATCGTTTCCTTTATTATCATAAAGACAGTATTGCTCAGATCTCGAAAAATGGTAATTATAATTTGTTTCTTCCTAAGATCTTAGGCGGTCTTGGATTTGTAAGGCCTTCACCGGAGATTCCTGTGGAGATTACTGCTTTCCAGAGACAACTTGCGACTTATTTTCATAACAAAATTTCTTTAGCTTATCATAAGCCCACATTAGCATGTGATCTTAAGTTAAGCCAAGCTGTTTTGATCGATGAACATAGTCCCATTGCCTATGATCCTTATCAAGGTGAACCAGTTCTGCAATTTATTAAGAAAGGCGAAGAAATGCCTGTTGGTTTTAATTACCCTAATAAATTGGATAAGCCAGAACATTTAATGATTCACCATACCGAAGACCATTTCGAACCCAAACTTAAATTCCGTTCCATTGCGTCTAGTGTCCTCCGAGATTTTAGGAAATCGGATGCCATTAAATACAAAGGAAAAGAATGTTGGTTTGGTTTTGAAAAGTCCGTTACCGGTAACTACCCCTTTGAGGTTGTCCAAAGTGAGGAGTTTGATAAGGAGTCTTTCGAAGAGAATATGCGGAATTTGATTGTTAAAGGAGTATTGGAAGACATCTTAGATAGTCATTTCGGTCCAGCCTCGGAAGAGACTGTACTGGATTGGTTAACTGAGATGCAGGGGAGATCAGAAGATCTCGGGCCACAGGTAGAAAGAGATGACGTCATAGTGACGGATCCTCTTACTACCTTTTGAGTTTATATTCAGAAATGAGTAACCCCAACGCCTCCCCCCGCCAAAACTTCTCGAAAGCAACACAGAA